ACATGAACCCGTTCATGTTGCTTGCCTTGGCGTTGGACAGGTTGCCCTGGTTCTTGTAGTCCGTGGCCTTCGCGCGCAAGCCCCAGGCCTCGTCGCTGGTGTTCTGGGCGACGGTGCGCTGGTCTTCCAGGCCGTAGTAGTCTGTCTGCGCCAGCACGGCGGCGGGGCTGCCGGAGCCGAGGTCGACCCCGTTGGCTGCCATGCCCGCCATCTGCTTACCGCGCACGTCGGCCTGCTTGCGGCCGACATTTTCAATCTCGCGTTGCCCCTTGGACTCCGCGCTCTGGGCCTGCCACTCGGCGACCTTCGCGTTGTTGTCGGCGATGCGCGCCTGGGCGCGGGCCATGTCCTGCTGGGCAGACATCTCCTGCATCTTGCCGAAGGCCGAGAACATCGCGCCCACAATAGGATTGCACATGGGTTACCTCTCTTTGCTGAATTTACGAAACGGCAAACCGAGGGGGCCGTGTGGCTCCGGCTCGGACATCTTGAACCCCAAGTGTTGTAGCCACGCAACACTCTTCGTGTTGCGGACGTCAACGTAATTGATCAGGGCGTCATAGCGTTCGAGCATGGAGGCAGTGTAGGTGTGCCCTTGCTCGATAAGTGCGCGTCGATGGCGCAAAACCCCTGGCGTGCCGAGCAGCCAGGGGGACGCAGTGTTGTATAAAAGAGACAGTGGCGCCACACCGAGCACCGCGAGCGGTTCGCCCCAGGCGCTGATGGCGACCACTGCGTCGTCAGAAAGCTCGACCCCCTGGAGCAGGAGGTGGCGGAAATCCTTGCTGCCTGTTGAAGCAAAAACCTCTGCAGCGTCCGCCGGCCGTAGGTTGTCCGCTATGTATTCGATAGCGTCGACGCTCGGGTCTACGAGCTCGAAGTGGTCTGACAGAACCCGGTTGAACACGTCAACCACCTGTACTCACCATCATGGTGATCGACGACACCGTCAAGGGTGTTGGCGTGCTGCTGCGGACCCACAGCTGTGCGTCTTCGCCCCAGTCTGGGTCCACCAGCAGGTCGACCTGCTCGCTGATCAGCCGGGGTGGCGAGTCGTAGGGCTCGTTTGTGCGGATCGGGATGTCCATCAGCTTCGAGCTTGACGAGCCCACTGCCAGCAGGCCGGTGCGGTTCACCCGCAGGTAGGCGTAGTCGATGGCCTTCATCGTGCCCTGGCCACCGGCCGGCGCGCCGTCGATTGACATCGGCAGCGTCTGCAGGTCGGTCGTGAAGGGCAGACCAATCTGCACCTTGGACGCGGCCACCGGTAGGGTGACGGCGCCGGAGGTGACGACCAGATCCGTGACCACAGCACCGTCCGCCAACGCCACAACAGTCTTGCCTTCCAGCCAGGTCAGGCCGGTGATCGACGTGGCGGGGGCGCCGGAGTAGGTGGCCCCTGCGTCGACGTAGAAGGCGTCGGCCTGGGTCGCAAACTGGCGCGTGCCCATGCGCTCGATATAGCGCAGGGTGGAGCCGTTGACGGTGCGCCGAACGACGGCGTACAGCACGTCCTCGTTGTTCTCCGACACCACGCACACACTCTCGAAGGTGCCGTCGGTGGTGTGCTGGGTCCATGCGAAGACCTGGTGCTCGGCCACGTACGACATGCTCAGGAGCGCGCCATCGCTGCGCACGCACCAGAGGATCGCATCGGGGGACTTGGTGAAGGCCATGTCGACGATGGTGTAGCCCTGGAACAGGTGCGGCGCCATGATCGAGCGGTCGTCAGAGGTGTAGCCCTGCGCGTCGAACGAGTAGCTGATGTCGCGAACCTTGCGGCCGTTGGTCTCAACGTACAGGCAGTTATTGCCGGTCAGCTGTGGCGGCACATTGTTGGACCCGTAGTAGGTCTGGGGCTTGGCAGCCACCGTGGCCGGCAGGATCGCGCCATTATTGTTGGCGAAGACCCGCCACACCCCGCTCACGCTGAAGGCCAGCAGGTCGTTCAACGGCACCAGGTGTCGGATCGCGTTCTGCTGCTGGGCCTTGATCGTGAAGCTGACCGCGTCGCCGGAATTGCTGGGGTTGGACACTGCCAGGTTGCTCTCGGTCGCGGTGCGCGTCATGTAGACGGCCTGGGGGTTGTTGGTCGTCCCGGCAAACACACGGCGCTGTTCGAAGTACGTCACGGCGCCAGGGTAGTCGCCAGCGGTGTCGAGCCGGATCACAAAGGACGGGGGGTTGCGCGAGTAGTCGGGGGTGATGTTGTCGTCGACGAAGTTGACGTCAGTGGTCTCGCCCATGAACCCATACAGACGGCCGACGCCGCCGACGGTCTTGTAGACGCGGTAGCTCGGGGCGGCGATGCCGCCAGGCGCAGTCCACGCCACGGTCACTTTGTTGCCGACAACGGTCAGGTCGACGGCCGCAACCGTGGTGCCGACGGCCAGCGACTCCTCGCGCCCGTCCGGGGTCACCGTGGTGACCTTGTAGTAGTAGTTCTTCGTGGTGCCTCCGCCTGGGCCAGACACCGTCGCGGTGGGCGATGTGGGTGTGGCGGGGGAACTGCCCAGCGTGGGCACCGTCAGCGTCCAGTTGAGCGCAGCCAGGCGGCGCAGCTCGCGGGTCTGGTAGCCGGTGGCGCTGATGGTGATCACATCGGCGGACTGCGTGAAGCGCAGGGTGAACAGGTCGGTGCCCTGGTAGGGGGTGGCTACCTCATAGGGTACGCCGGTGTTCAGCAGGGTAGCGCCCAGCGTGTGAAAGCGCATGTACAGGTGGCCGAGCTCCAGCACCATGGTCTGGGTCGCGCTGAAGCTGAAGGGGATGATGCGGACCAAGTTGGTTGACACCCCGGCCGCGCGTACGAAGGCGAACCCAGGCCGCTTGGTGAAGGGGCCATGTGGCAGGATGACGCCATTCTTAGCCAGGGCCAGTCCGGTCTGGAACTTGACGTTGTCCAGACGGCCGTACATCTCCGGCGTGATCTCGCCGCCTGCGAAGGATCGCGTGAGGGTTTTAGTAGATGCCATAGCCGGACCCGTAGGTGTAGGAGTCAGTGCTCGGGGTCGACGATCCGCCCAGCCCATTGCGCGCATTCAAGGCCGACGGGTTGTGGGGGATGTCAAAACTCATTTTGTTGGCGTCGGTTGTGATGGCTGTTTTCAGGATCGCGCCCACCGCCTTGCGCATAGCCTGGCTGGCGCCAGCGCCCTCGTTGCCCTTGATGATCGGGCCTGCCAGGTACGACGCCACAAGGTAGCCCATCAGCGTTGTGAAGCTGGGCGTGAACTTGGTGGGGTCAGTAATTGGCCGCGTGTAGATCATCACCGCGTCGGCCTTGTTGGTGTAGATGACATCGCCCTCGACATCGTAGGGCTCGCTGTCCTGCTCGCCCATCGTGGTGTCGCCGGTGGGGATGCGGCGCACGACCATGCAGTCGGATGGCTTCGCGTAGGCGTAGGTCCACGCAGTGCTCGCGTTGGTGGCCAGCAGACCCAGCGTCTGGCGCGTGCGGGCGAAGGACCAGTCCGACATCTCCAGCGCTTCGGCCAGGGCCATCGGGTAGAACACGGCGGCGAGATCAGCCTCGGTGGTGCCATCGGGGGGATCAATGGCCGCGATGCGGCGGGCGTTGCCGAGGTGGCTGAGTGCTGCATTGCAGATGTCGACGATCGAGGCCATGGCTGTCTCCAGAATGAGAAAGGGGCCGGGGTTGTCCCGGCCCCTTCGGGGTTGCTACGAGCTGGGGTTAGCCCAGATCGGCAGGTGCTGCAGGAGGCGTTGTTTCAGCCCCCTTCCGTGTGGCCTTGGCAACCAGGGGTTCACCAGCTTCGTCGCAAGCAACGAGGCAGGGGGACTTGTCTGGACCAAAGGACTTTGCAACATCAGCGATGTCGCCTTCTTTGTAGAGGCGGTCGCCGATAAAGCAAACTTCAAGGACTTTGTACAGGGCCATCTGTTACTCCGGGTTAGGTGATGCTGTAGCCGACAGGGTAGTTCTTCGCTACGTCCTGGAAGCCTTCAGAGTAGATCGCGGCGGTGAACTTGCCGGCGGTGGCGTTGGAGCCAGACACGACATAGTTCAGACCGAGATAACGCTGGCCGATTGGCTGGGCGTTCAGGATAGCGCGGCCAACTTTCAGCTCGATTGGCTTGCGGCCAGCGGTCAGTTGGGCGATGGCCAAGGCACCTGTCGAAGACAGCACCGTTGGGGTGCCCAAGTTGGCAGCTGCAGAGCTGATAACCTGGACTTCAACGGAAGTGGCGGTGGCAAAGTTCTCGTCAACGGTCACGGTGAAGCAGAGCTCCTGGCCGGCGCCAACATCACGTGCCTGGGACAGGTCGATGGTGTTGGTCGACACGGCGGAGGCTGTTACGGCCTGTGCGTTCGAGACAAGGGTTAGTGCGTCGATGATCATTTTGTGCTCCGGTTGGATTGATGCTAGGCCAGGGATTGCTCCCCGGCCTGTTCACCTTTAGACCACTTTGGTCTCGGTGTTGATGATCTGATCAACCTTGCGCACGGGGATGCCCAGGAAGGTCAGTTGCTTGCCAGGCTGGCCGAACTGGTTCAGCGCGTCCTGGATGCTCAACACCGATGCGCTCTTGTCCAGCGCAGCGATGCGCAGGTGGGAGCTGACGGTGCGGTTTGCGTAGAACGCAGCGCGGCCCATGTTCAGGTTGGGGATGCGGTCGATAGCGCGGGACATCAGCTTGATCAGCGCGGTGGCTGCGGTGGGCGCCTGGGTGGTAGTTTGGGCTACCAGGTCAGCGACCTTGATGTTTGCGATACGAACCACATAGCGCCAGTCTTTCACGACCAGGCCATTCTTCCACTGGTACATGGTACGCAGTGCCTGATACCAGCCGCCGCTGCCGTCGGACACGGACTCTTCGCCCAGGTCTTTGTGCTGCAGGCCAGCTTGGGAGCCCTTGGGGAAGGGGCAGAACACAGTCTGCTCACCCCACACAACCAGCCACACAGAGGTGTTGGTAGCGGCGGCGTCACCGTTGGCGTCCAGAATGTTCTGGGCGTTGCCGGCGCCGGACAAGGTGCCGTAGCGGGTAGCCAAGCCCAGGTAGGTCTTGGGGTCGGTGCCGGGGTTGCCGTAGAACAGTGTCTGGCACTGCAGCTGGTTCATCGCTTCGATGAACGCGCTGTCTTCGGACAAACGGAAGGCGGCAGTGTTGCCGTTCAGTTTGGCCAGTTCCACGTCGATGTGGCTGCGTGCTTCCATGATACCGACGGACTCGTCGACCTGAGCGGTGGTGGACTTGGAAGTCGGCACACCGGCGTTGATCATGCGGAAGTACACGGTCGGCAGACCGGTACGGATTACAACGCGGTGGCCGGTGGGCAGATTGCCCTCGACAAACACAGCATCTTCGAGAATGTCGTTGGTCTGCGAAAGCAGTTCAGCGACGGCGGGAACGTTGCCGTTCGGATCGAGGCGCTTTGCCCAGTCAAGCAGGGTAAGCTGGCCAGTAGATAGAGTTGCCATTTATTGACTCCGGTTTCAGTTCATGTTGGGGTAGAGCTGCTTCTCCAACGTAGCCGCGGGGGTCGAGGTGCGGGCACCAGCCTTCACGAATCCGTCTTCCGAAATAGCCTTACCAGCTTTGAATGCGAAGCGAATGATCTCGGGGTGGTTGCCCAGCCCGCTCTCCTTCAGCATCGTCTTCAATTCACTTGAGCCAAAGGTGTCGATGGCCTTCTGCGCAACCGACAGGTTCTGCTGGAGGTTATCGCCCCCAAACTCCTTGTCGGCTTTGCTAGATTCCGCCCAACCTTTCACTGTCTGGGCCTGGGCATCAGCTTGCTTCTGCTGCATCTTGGCAGCGATGTCTGCAACCTTCTGCGCCGTAGCCTGGTCCAGCTTCAGTTCCTTGGCCAGCACGCTGAACTCTTCCGCAGCTGCGGTGTCAAGCTCAACGCCCTCGGGCATCTTGAATTCGTACTTCTCGGGGACCGTAGTCTCCTTGCCGTCCGACTTCCCTTCGCCGTCCTTGGCTTCACCTTCTGGGGCTTTCGCCTCGCCCGGCTTCGCCTCGGCAGCAACCGGTGCTCCCGGGGTCAAAAGCGATTCGCCGCTAGGCGCACCGCCAGTGTTTGTTTGCTGCTCACCTGCGGGGTTGGGTGTACCGCTTGGTGCTACTGCTTCTGTCATTTTTTACTCCTATGCTCCGTGAGCATTTCCATGAACCTCTCGGGCGAGTGGTCCAGGACATTCGCCTGGATCATCAAACCCATGTTGCGTTGGCCCTCGTTGAAGGCCATCGCGCTGCCGGAGTTGTTGAAGCTGGTGCGGTTCACGCCTGCCTTCTCCAACAACCACGCCACAATCCTGCGGCCCCGGGGGCTGGACATCAACCACTTGATGTCGTCAGCATGTGTGCGCTGTGCGTTCTCGGCCTGTTGCTTTAACGCTTCATGTTGCACCTCGCCGGAGTCGTCGATGTCTAAGTTCATTGCGTCGGATAGTAGATCGTGGTATGCGGGTTATGTGCTCACCTGCGACGCAGGAATGCACCCCCACCGCTGAAGGTGCCGGTGTACTCGACGCCTGTCGGGCCGTACTGCGTACCGGCCTTGACATCTGCGGGATCTGGCCACACCAAAGTGCCTGACACGGTGGCCGATTGCGTTGCGCTCAACGATACGGATTCACCCAGAACGGTGACCATGACTTGCGTGCAACCCAGGGCGTCAGCCACCGCGATGGCCTCTGCCAGGGTAGTTGCGTGGATGACGTTGACGGTGGCGCCATCCGACAGCGTGACGGTCTCTGTGAGCGTTGCGCCCATCACCAGTGCGTGGGTCACGGTGTCGCCAAGCGCGATGGCTTCCGAGAGCGCGTTCGAGAACACGGCCGAGGCGATCAGGCTGTCAGCCAGGGTGAGCGTTTCAGTCAGCGTTTCGTTGTACGTGTTGCTGCCCGTGAAGATGCTGTCGGCATAGGATTCGGTGAGTGTGGTCGACTCTGACAGCGCCAGCGTGAACACGATAGGCCCAGCGCTGGTGTCGCCTGGCGCGATGGACTCGGCCAGGGTGTTGGCCATCGTCATCGTGGTCGCGGTGGAGTCACCGGCGACCACGGTCTCCGTCAGTGCGCCGACAGCTGTGAGTGCGGCGGCAGCGCCGTCACCCACAGCGGTGGTCTCTGTGAGCGGGAGCGTGAAGACTATGGCCGCGGTTTCAGTATCCCCCATCGCGGCGGACTCGGCCAGGGTTGCTGGCATCACGAGGTTGGGCGTGTACCCGTCGCCCGCGGCGATGCTCTCCGTGCGCGTTGACAACATCGTCATCACGGCGGCGTAGACGTCGGTCGCGGAGAAGGTCTCCGTCAGCGACTCGTTGTACGTCGTGGGGCCGCCGGCGCTTACCGCAGGGCTACCCGCAATCGCTCCGTCGCCAATAGCACCGTAGGCAATGCCACCATCATAGGTAGTAGCTGGTACTCCTGTTGGAAGCGCACCAGCGAGTATGCGGGGGATCATGTAACCGCCGGGCTAAAGATTTGCCACGGGTTGTCTGAGAGGGACTTTATCTCTGCGTCTGAGAGGGCACGGTTCCATGCTTGCGCTGTTACTACAGATTGCGTGTATGATTCTGTTGTTCCATTACCTCTAGAAC